TTGCTGCACAATAGGGTCTTGTTGTCCCCACCAAGCAATAGTGCTGTCATTAACCTTGCGACTGCTTTGCGCATCAATATCTAATTTGTAATAAAACTCACCATGTGGTTCTGTACTTGAATAAGGATCAAACTTTACACCACCAACTGTTAATACCGCTGCGGCAGGTGTGACGTCTAGTGTTTCTAGATCGATCATTGCATGAATAGCCATTTGTACTCCGTGTCTGTTATAGCTTAATATAGCATGACAGTGCGACTAAGTCAAGTATTTTGCTAGTTCTGGAACGTAATTTTTGATATTTTTTTCTGTAGTGCTGTCAAATTCTTTAGTAAATTTTCTAAATTTATCAAAAAGCTCTGTTGAAAATTTATACTTTTTAAAATATTTTCTAAGTGAAGGCTGTTGCTTGCACAATCTTTTTACATATTTAGGAGGTAGTGCATTAAAAGTAAGATGCTGTGGCATAGTGCATATTGTAAAATGAGGAGGTAAGCTGCCTGCAAAATGGTTTTTTCCAAAATTGGCAATTTCTTCAGCTTGGTCAATATTCAATGCGTTTAATACGGTATGTCCTGAAACTGTAAATCCATTATCTATCCATGTATTAATGTTATCTAATTTTTCACTCCAGATAGAACCTTCTCTTATGTATTCATCTCTTTCACCGATGCCATCTAAACTAATTGTAACAAAAACATTTTCAAATTTTTTAAGATACTGTAAATGTTTGTGAGGAAAAAAAGTTGCGTTGGTATTTGTAAATAATTTAATTTGTGATAAATCAACCTTACTGTCTAGGTATTCGAATAATTTTGTTACTTGGGGAGTAATGAAAGGTTCTCCGCCTATGTACTTTATAATTTTTACTTTGCTTAAATCTACAGGATCAAACATTTGTTCAACATTATATGAAATTCGTTTACAATTTGTTTCTCCAAAATCTATGTATTCCAATAACTTTGGATTATTTTCAATACGTTTTATATAATCGGTGCTAAAGTTTGGAGCACACATCCTACAGGTTAAATTGCAATCATTTCCTAAACTTATTTCAACAAATTCAATATCATCGCTTTCGCCAATTTTATGTTTTATGTTATTGTTATTGCCTAAGCGTAAACTACTGATACCTAATGATTCTGACTTTTGACACTCTCTACATCCAAGGTGCCAAGCGCCACTTTCCATTGTGTTTTTTAAATTTTTATATTCGGGTAAATTTCTATAATCGTCAAACGTAATATCTGTCCAGTGATATGATACCAACGAATCGTTAGGAACCGGTGCTCTATACATACAACACGGAATTCTATATCCGTTGATATCTAATGCTAAATGACTTTTATAGGCAAAACATTCAGGCATTTACAAATTTAGCCAATTTAGGCGGTTGCCATCCTTCTGGTTTTAATACTTTGCCATCTTCACGTTTGCGAACTTTGCCTGTGTCTGGATCGATCTTAGCAAAGTTAGTATCCATTACTTCTTTCCAAGCACCTTCTCCGTCATAGCCGCCAGCACGAATAGCACCCATGGTAACAACTAAAATATCGATCAGTGCATCAAGTTGTTCTACACGATCATCTGCTGCTATAGCATCTGCAAGTTCAGTGTATTCCTCTGCAATAAGACCGAGATACATATCATAGTTTGCTTCTGATGGCTCTTGATCACACGCTATGTGAAAAGTGTCAATATCTTTAAATGGATTTGTCATTTATGCCTCTTCTTTTAAGTTCTTGTTTTATTTCATCTTCTGCGTTCATTATCTTATAACGCATTTCAACATCTTCTGTTATATGATAAACAGCATCTAGTTTTTTAAGTTTTGCTTTTAGACTAGGTGTTGACAAATGCACTAGGATCGATTGTTGCATGTTCGCCATCTGAATACTCTGCACCGATTCGTAATCCTGTATTAGGTGGAATGTCACTCCATGCTAAAACACTTTCAGCTTCTACCATGCGAATTTCTAAATCTACATCGTTATCTTCTAGTAGCACACTTCTAGTCCATCTTCCGTGTTCTACCAAAATCCAATCGCCTACATTATATGGATCATCATTATCTGGTCCTTTTGCATAGACTTTGCCCCATCTTGGATAGATGCCTCTAGTTTTACCATCGTCACTAGAGATAATTAATCCACTAGCAGTCTTTTGCTCGCCAAAATCCATGTCTGTGACAAGCACACGATTACCAATAGCAGTCAGTTTGCCTTTTATTTTATTAAGGTGTATAGCCATTTTTTCCTCTTATTTCTTCACAAAGTTTCCGTCATCGTCTTCTTCCCATTCTGCAATTTCAGCAGCAGTGGGCTGAGTACTTTGAGCTTGATCCTTTTTGACAGCCATTTCTGGTTTAACTTTGCTTTGTGTTTCGTAATAATCTTTAACTACATCTTCTCTTTTACGAACAATTTTACCACCTGCTCCTAGCTCGTCGCCTCTTGCATTAACTTTAGCATTACCTACAGCAGGAGTAAGCTCGTTACGTTGTCTCAGTAAATCCATATCGATCTGTTTACCATTCATTGATCTATATACTTTACGTCCTGTTTGTTTCATTGGCATTGTACATACCTCCTTTATATTACTACTTATCTTAAGAACTCTCTCCAATCCAGGTCATATTGGATTGAATTGATTCTATGAACACCTATTAAGTATAACACATAACTTGCTACACTTGATCCACGTCCTACACCCCACACAATGTTATTCTCACGCATAAAGTCTACAAGATAAACCATATAGCGTAACAAGTCCGTCATACCACGTCTGTGAAATTCATGTAATTCTGCAAATGCTCTTTGTTGTTCTATGTCTGATTCACATTTGTTTATTACATATTCTTCTACATTAAGGCGTTTATATTCATCAGGCATAAACCATTCACCCTGACATACACCGTCAAAAGTCTTTTGATCTACATCTAATGGGATATACTTTTGCAGTTTAGGAAGGCCTTGTTCTTCCATTGCTGTGTTAAACTTGTCAACATCGTCGTTTGCATCACACAACACCACGTGTACTTTATCCGCATGACCTGAATAGATCATATCGATTAAATCTCGATTAGAGAATCGTGGGATACCTAAGTCGTCTGTTTTCATTAGCATATATGCATATTAACTGATATTAATCAGATTGTCAAGACCATTTTCGCCATTTTGTTCAAGATTTTTTATTCTTTGTTTTGCTTGTCTTGATCGCATTTCTTCCTTGTACATTTCTAATATGTTAGAAATTTGTGTCTGTACATCCGGATTGCTAGACATAAAGAATTTTCTAGATAGTTCTACAATCTTTTGTTCTATTTCATTATCACTAAGTTCGTTGAAAGAATCTACTAGAGGATTAAACATTAGTCAAAAAGTCCATGATATTGTCCAAATACAATCAAACCACCGTTGACAGTCCAAAAATCTACAATTACAGGATTAGTTTGCGAACTCACTTGAAATGATACAGGCCAGCTAGTACCTGTTTTGATTTCGCCAGGGTTAGCAGACCATGTTATTGTTCTAGGTGTACCGTCTTCATTTGATGTAATCTGTAAACGAATTCTACCCATTTTACCTGCATCCGGCCAGTCAGCAAGTGTTAAAGTAATGTCTCCACCAATTTGCAGGGTTTGATAGTTTCCATTCTCGAAACTTATGTTTTGGCTAGCAGTAATGTTTCCTGTGGAGTAAATTTTTTCAGTGACTTCTATAAAGTCAGCTTGTCGTATTTCATTGCCTGCAAAATTATTTGCACTATCTTTTCTTGCAGCATTATCCTGCAAGTCAGTTATTTCTGATTTAGCTGTTGCTAAACTGTTTTTTATTGTACTAAAGTTATCACGAAACCCTTGTGAGTCATTGTCCTGACCTGCTATTGGGTATTCTGCATCAATATCTGTCGAATTTATATTACTAGCCATTATTATTTCTCCTGCATATTATTTATCGATATCAAATGTTGAACTTATAATTAGCGAAAACGATATATTGTTCTTCAGAATTGCCAGTCGTACTGTCAATTATATATCTATCAATATCCATGTTAAATTGAGCAAAATCGATATCTAAATAATCTATTGTGTTTTTGATTATACTTGCTTTTCCTGGCTTGCAATATACCAATGGAATAGCATTTACAAAACCTAGTTCGTTTACACTTCCAGTTTGCGGTGTTCGCATCCACAAAGGTAAGTAATTTTTTTCTGTTTCGCCTAGTTCCTTGATTGCATCACGCATATGACTAATGTTAGATATGTATCTAACTACATCATTGCCTCCGTCTATTGTTATTGCATCCGAGTCAACTGTAATGACGTTTGCGGGTGTAGGTCTAAGTTTCATAGTCTTAGGCTTGCCTGGAATTAGTGTTGCAGAAACTACTGAATTGTCTTGTAGTATTACATCAAACGTGCTTCCTACTTGATAGTTTACTATACCGCTTCTAGTCAATATAGGCAATGCTTTATAAAAAGTTAAATCTACTTCGCCTTCTGCTCTTGTAGTTATTTTTAGTGTAGCAGGATCAGAATCGTATAGTTCGTCTTCAACAGTATATTTAACTTGATTAATTAATTGTTTGCTGTTTACAACATTAATTTTTTTCTTTACGTCTCCATTTTTAGATTCGTAAGGATCTATAACTTCTAAATATACAACTTCATAAACAATATCATTTGTACCTGGTGTTTTAGCAACCGCAGTTTTTACATCGCCGATAATAAACTTTTTCCGTTTATGATTTTTTGCTGCTGCTGCAACATAATGACTTATTTCTTTGGTTTCTATGCCAGCATACATTAGCATTTTTATTTCTGTTTGAAGTCCAAAATTAGGATCGTTTGGTCTATAGATGTATTCTGGTAAAAATACATCCGGATTGTTTACTATATTAGAAAACTCTACCCTACTGCTTTCTTTTAAAAACGGTTTAGCAAAAATATTACTGTAGAGTTTATCATCAGGATCACTAACGACTATATTAAATTGTCTTTGTATAGCACTGTAACCAAATTGATCCTGGGCTTTAATTGTAAATTTGAAGTTTCTATCTATTGAAGTAGTATTAGCATCGAGTAGTAATTGTTGGTTATCGAATACTGTTAATCCAGGTTTATCACTTGTTCCAAAACTGTTTATTTTACCTATCAGCTCGCCATCATAAGAAAGAGATATTCCAGGTGGAAGTGTTCCACTTTCTAGCGTGTAAATTAGTCTTGCATTCGGAACTGTAGTTTCTGCTTGTACTGCTAATGTACTAACATAGTTAGAACTTATACTACCTAGATTCTCAGGAGTTAGCCATCTTATTACACTATCTACCTCACCTAGTAGTTTAATTGTAAATGTTTTTGCTTTTTCAGCTATTTCTGTAGAAGTAATACTTACTGTACCAAGATCAATCGATGTACCTTTGGTTAATGTTTTATGTAAAACTTTGTCTAATACAACAGTATCAAATTCTGAGTTAGTTGTGTTTATGCTTTGTACTTTGTAAGCAAACCCATCTATATTAAAATTTTGTCCTACTGCTCTATTGGCGTGTTCCCCTAGTTTGTTAAGTTTCAAGTTTAACGAATTAACAGGTGTGTCTTCAAAAACAAATTGTAAAAACTGAATATTTTCTTGATCTATTTCAAAACGTCTTGCGTTTACTGTAAACTTGTATTCTTTTGTTACTGCTGGTTGGTAGGGCGTGTAGCCTGCTATTTCACCTGTTATTGTATCTAGTGCTAGTCCTGGCGGTAATTCGCTGTCGGACCCGTCATCATTTTTTGACTCTAGGTTATAAGCAACAAGGCCTGTTAGTGTGTTAGGATCTATGATATCTAAAACTAGTGTAATATAGTTGTTAGCTCGTCTATAACCAAAATCTCTAGGAGTAATCCAAATAGGAGTTCGTAAATTGGTAACATCGGCAGTAAATATGCCTGTTCCTACTTGCATTATAGTTGTGTCTGATCTAAAAAAGTCGTCACCTACAACATAAATTCTAAATGTACGTTTTTCTATTGTATCACCGTCACTAACGCTTACTGTAAATTGATAAAACCTATTTAATTTTTTTGGCGTTTTGGTCGGTACAGATAACCCATAAAGTGTTATATCATAAAAATAACTATCGTAGCCATTATTGGGACGAACAGCAAAGTCAAATGGAGTTTTTCCTTGCGCATCATAAGGGCCTGTGTCATATTCACCTGTATTAATATCTTTTTCTAACGATAATATAGGATCTACTATTCCTACAAGTCTACCATCTCGCGTTAATTGTACACCCGGCGGTAACTCTCCGTCTCTACTTCCTATCCAATATTCTAAAGTTTGTCCTGCACTGGTGTCTGCATCTATTACTTCTAATTGAAAATCAACTGGCGCACTATCTAAAATAAAGTATTGTCCTTCTAAACCAACAGGTAATAAATCTTCCTCTGTAATCCAAACAGGTTTATCTGGGCCTTGCACCTCAATTACAAATGTTCTATCTTCTAGGATCGGACCTAATGTAGCTCTAATAACAAACTTATAGTTTGTATCTCTAGGAACTTGATACGGAGTGCCTACAAGTTGATTACCACTTAACCTCATACCGTCTGGTAAGCTGCCACTTATAAAAGTAGTAACAGCTGATAAATCTGAAAGCGGCAAACTTACTGTAGTAGTTTGTCTTTCTTGTAATGTTGCTAATTTTATACCTGACGATTTAGTCCATAAACTCATTTAATGATCCTCTGCAATGTATTTATCGCTATAGAGGATCTGTAAAGGTTCCGTAGTCTGATGTTAATCCTTCTGGACTTGTAAATGTACCATAGTCTATTGGTGTGAAATATAGTAAAAGTTCGAACGTAGTTAGTGTATTTGTGTCAATAGACCCATAATCTGTGTCAATGAGTGCTTCACGTACATTTTGTGTATAGTATCGCATGTCTAAACCATACACTAAACCTGTTAAATCTCCTACAAAAGAACTAGCAGTAATAGTACCTGCACCACTTATATTATAAGTATTAGCATTAAGATTGCCGCCTAACGTAGGTGATGTATCTTGAACAACTAGATTGTTTCCATCCACTGCAAATGTCACAGTATGTCCTGAAATAGAAGTGTCAATATTTTGACCTCCTAATAAATTAATAGCGTCAGTACCAGTAAATGCTAAAGATCCTACATCGGAGTTAAAAGTAATATTGCTTATAGCGTCGGCTGTGATAGTTATTTCATTGTATGTGTTAGACAAATTAATATTGTCACCTGCAACTAAACTTTTAAATTGTAAGTAATTAGTATCTTTTACATAAAAAATTCCTGTACCAGCACCTATATTTTGTCCGTCTGCCCCTGGTAATATTCTTTGATCTAATTCTGAAAAGTTTGCATTAACTTTATTAAATGCAACACGGAGATCATCACCTGTTCCGTCGTTTGCAATAGTCCCTATGTTTATGCTTTGAATTGCCATTTATGTCTCCGTTATAAGTTTGCCAGTACCCATGCTTTAAATGCTGCATAGTCGCCTGCACCGTCTTGTAATGCTGTTTTCAAATCTGCAATTTTTACATACCCTGGTATTTCACCATTTACACCATCTACTAATAGTGTTGAATCATCTGCAAACACACTGCCAATTACATCACCTGTAACGCCTTCAGCAGCTACAATATTTCTGTTTGCATTGATTACTTGTCCAGCGCCTGCAGAAAGATTTAAATTTGCTGATGCAACAATTTGTATAGGACCCGGACCAGTAGAGCCACCATTTGAAATAGTTAAGTAACTGTCACTTGCTGCCATCCAGTTTATACTAGATATTGTTCCTGTAATAGTTCCACCTACTCCATCTACTAATAATGTTGAATCGTCTGCAAACACACTTCCTTTCACATCACCAATAAGTGAACCTGTAAGTGTATCACCTTGTTGTACAACATTTGTTGTACTTGTAAGTTCTGAAAAATCTACCCTAGCATTTTTCCATGCGCCGCCTACAAATTTTAAAACATCATCTGTTTTATCACCTGTAAACGCAACGTCATTTAAATTTTCAATAGATTGAAGTTGGAATTGTGTATCAAAACTAGCATTTATAGTACCTGGTTCGTATCTGCCTAGAGTGTTGTTATAAATTAAAACTTCTCCGTCATTAGGTGAGGTAGAACCTACGTTAGCTAGATCCTCTATGCTTGCTGGAATAGTTGGTCGTCCAGTTAAAGATGTATATTGGCCATCAAAAAGTGTAGGTGTATTTGATAAGTCAGTGTAACTTCCTGTAAACGCAACAGTGTTTAAATTATTACCATCAACTGTAAAAGATGTGCTTTCAACAGCAAGATTTTGTACGGTTAATGTACCGCTTGCTGTTACATTAACTACATTAACAATATTGTTACCACTAAGATTTAAACTATCACCTGACGGTAATTCTTTAATTTTATTATTATCTGCGGTGTCAACTATTAGTGGATATCTTACTGCCATTTTATTTTCCTATTACATACATATTTAGTGTAGATCTGCCCAACCAGTGGTGCTGTCATTATTTGCATCATCTGCATACCCTTGAAATTTTCCTGTGGTTGTGTTGTACACCATCATACCTACAGTAGGCGTAAGTGCATCAATTTGTGCTTGTGTCAGCATTGGCGGTTTGAAAACGCTAGGTTCTACAGGACCAACAATCTTACCTGCGATAGCATCAACTAATAGTGTAGAATCATCTGCAAAAATACTTCCTGATACATCACCATCAACTTTTATACTTGCACCGTTTACTACAAGATTGCCGTTGGCATCTGCTTGAAGTCTTGCATTACCAATATAAACAAAATCTCTTACATACAAATCTGTCCATTGTTTACTTGCACTACCAAGTGCATAAGTTGCATCAGTGTCAGGAATCATATTAGAGCCAATAGCGTCTAAGTCTAGTGATGTAGATGCATAAAGTTCATCAAAGTTGTCATTGATTTTATCAAACGCTGTTCTTAATGGATCACCGTCGCCTTTGTTTGCACTTGTTCCTATGTTAATAGTTTGCTTAGCCATTATACTCTCCCTACCACAACTTCAACTATGCCTTTGCCGTCATCATCTTTAGCGCCAACAGCTTTACCAATAACTTGTCCTACTCCTGGAGTATTATTTACAATAGCATATCCAGGTATTGCACTAGTCACTAACATATCACCTTTGGCTACCCTTCCAAGTACATTACATGGTACACGACCTTGTAGTGCTATAGCTACAACATGCTCACCTTCAAGATTTGAATTCATCAAGTGTGCAGGATTAGTTGATACAACACCAGCTACTCTAGTATTGCCTTTTGTATTTGTTACAGTAACTTCTTGATCACCACCAAATATTAGAACAGTACCTTCAGCATACATTCCATCAGCAAGATAATTCTCTGCCAAGTCAGCATATTGTGCTGACGTTGCTGTACCTTCAAACACACTTGCATACACTGTGTTCCATTTTCTTGAACTTGCACCAAGGTTTCTATTGTTTGCAGTGCTGTCTGGTTCTATATTAGAATCTA